CTAGGAAAAGTAACAATGGGTAACTCAACTGAAGAAGTTAAGATGGTTAGTTGTGTGCTTTATTGTGGATAATAATTAACAAACAAGGAGTCAATAATGGCAAAAAAAGAAAAGAAGCCAGTCTTGAACCTAGATGATAAAGAGTATATCATTGAGGATATGACTGATGAGCAAAAGATGATGGTGAATCATATTAACGACATTCAAAACAAGCAGAATAGCAATCAGTTTATGGCTGACCAATTATCTGTAGGTAAAGAAGCGTTCATTAATATGTTAAGAGAATCATTAGCTAAGCCTGAAGAGGTAGAAGCAGAGTAATGATTGTAAGGAGATGCGCCCAAGGTCATGATGTTGTAATTCATAAGAACACTAAGCCTAGTATGGTTAAGAAAGTTCAAATGGCAGATGAATCCTTAGTAACTATTACCTATCCTAATTCTAAAGATTATTTTGTTTTAGTTGATGGGGTAATAGAAAAAAGGACTGACTCATTTCAAACTGCTGAAGAGTTTTATTTGGATGAGTGCGAGAAAAAACACAATCAGACTAATGGGCGTATTGACTTAGTTCAACATAAATTAGTAAACAATAAGGTGGTAAATAGATGAACAACCCACTAGCTAATCTAGTATCTTGGCAATTAAAAACAGGACAACTTGATGGGTGGACTGCATACCATATTGGTGCTGGTGCATTTTTTTGTAAGGTATTTCAATGGCTTAATTTTAGCGATTTTTGGTGTGTTTTTCTTGTATTCATAGTAGGTGTAGCTTGGGAGATTTTCGAGTGGATAATAGAGGATTACAAGCCCTATGGAACAAAAAAACGATGGGCATATAATACCGCATCTGACTTATTTGTAGAAACTGCTATGGCATTATGGATGGTAATATGAAAAGAAGATTTAAATTAAAAACAAAGGAAAAAGAAAGTGTTAATACGAGTTATGGGATTAGGGTTAAGTATATTTATGTTAAGTAGTTGTAGTAATGGGTGGTCGGTAGGAAATATGAATCCAACTCCTGAAGATTCTATGTATACTTTTGTCGAGGTGGTTAGTGAAGATTCTATAAGTCATTTTTATAATGACCATATCAGGTTCAATAGGGATATGTGGTGTTTTAGTTGCTCAAGGTGGGAAATAGTTAAGAAACGATGAGTGAGGAAGTTAAAACTGCAAGGTCTTACAGAAGTAGTGTTGTCGATGATAATGCTATTGTCAGTATCAATCTTAAATGGCTTGGGCAACTTTGTGTATTGGCTTCAGTCTTGGGGTGGACAGGATATAAATTACTCGATAGGTTGGAAGAGGTTGAGAAAAAGATTGATGAGCAGCATATACAGATTGGAGACCTACTTAATAAACAGATTCTTGAAGAACAAATAAGAAGACAAGAATTAGAAGAAAAAATAAATTTCTATGAAAAAGAGTTTAATATCAATCCTTTAAGCTGGGGTAAAAAGAGGAAGAAGAAATAAATGGACATGATGGCAATATATGGAGAAGCTGGGATGATAGGCGTGTGTGGAGCATTACTTGTTTATCTTGTTATGAGCCTCTCTAAAAAATCAGAAAAACAACAAGAGTCTTTGAAAAATCTAGAGGTAGAAAACAAAGGACAATCTGAAAACATAGCCAATTCAGAATCTATCTTGCTAAAATTAATTAGCAGATGGAATGAATCAGACGCTGTAAGAGATAGAAGGTATGAGCAAACGATGGAAGCTATATCTGATTTAGAAAAACAACTATCAAGAATGGACGGAATTATGTCTAGAATGAATGGAAATGGAAGGCACTAATGGACAATCAAGACTACAGGACAACTTACGCAAGACACGATGAAAAATTAAAAAACATCTATTCTACTTTAAATAGAATGGAAAAGCAGTTAAAAGATTTAAATGGCTCTGTTGGTAGGCATGAAATAAACATAGCTAAGATGCAAGTTTGGGGAGGAGTTGCATTAATAACTTTTCCAGTAATAGTAAACACAATAATGAGGTTAATGTAATGTTAAAAAAGATGATAGCAAATGAATTGTTAGGTAACGAAACGAAAGATGAATTAATTGCAGAATTAAATAAATCTATAGATATACCTATAATTAGCGAAAAAACTGAAAAAGCTATATTGGAAGCACTTTGGAAAATAATTAAAAAAGTTCTGCTTACTAAACTAGGTGTATAGTGGCTAAAGACCCCAGATTAAAAAGATTTAACCTAAAGGGTTATAATAAACCAAAACGCACCCCTGGGCATAAATCTAAGTCCCATATGGTTCTTGCTAGATCTGGTGGTAAAACTAAATTAATTAGATTCGGTCAACAAGGCTCAAAAACTGCGGGGAAACCAAAACAAGGTGAATCAGCAAGAATGAAAGCTAAAAGAAGATCATTTAAAGCCAGACATAGAAGGAACATTAGAAGAGGTAAAATGTCTGCTGCTTATTGGTCAAATAAGGTGAAATGGTAATGGCTAAAAAAGTTAGTTGGTTATACGGTAAGAAAAGATACTATGGTACTTTGATAAGAGAAACTAAGAAGTTTAAGTTCGCCCGGACTTCAAATGGTAAAATAAAAAAAATAAAAAAGAGAGGTAAATGATGCCCAAAGGAAAAGGAACATACGGATCAAAAGTTGGAAGACCTAAAAAGAAAAAGAAAAAAATGGTAAAGAAAAAAAAGAAATGATTTACCAATTGCAAATGCTAGCCCTTATTAAAGGAACATTAGAAGAAATGGGTGAGAAGTATTATTCTCATGAAGCTATGATGTTGATATATAATACAGGGCTAGTTGAATCAAGGTATAAATATTTGATGCAGAAGGGTGGAACGAATATCGCTAGAGGGTTTTTTCAATGCGAGCCTTGGGTTGCAGTTTCCGTCTGTAAAGATTATTTACAATACAGAGAACCCTTAATGAAAAAAGTTGCAGAAGTTTGTTATTTAGATTGGAAATATTTTATTGATCCTGTAAGTGACGATTGGAAAAAAATCTTAACAACCAATATTACTGCTCAAATAGTTTTTTGTAGATTGCATTACTGGAGAGTTCCGAAGAAACTTCCTAAAACAATAGATGAACAAGCTGCTTATTGGAAAAAATGGTATAATACAGAAAAAGGCGCTGGTACTATTAAACATTTCAAGGACATCGTTAATGATTGAAAAAGATAATATAACAAAATTTTATAAAAATGAAAAAGGTTCACTAATGGGATGCCCTCAATGTTTATCCCCTAATCTAGTAAAATTCGGTGTTCAATCTTTTATAGGAAGAGAAGATAAGCAGAAGTATAAATGTAAAGAATGTTCAGTAGTTACACATAATTTAGTAGAACTAAAAGATGGAAATTCTTTTGAAGTTCCTGACTTGAAACCCGAACCTGAAATGTCTGTTGATGATATTATCAAATACAGAGTAAAAAAGTTTAAGATTAAAAATAACGTGCAGGAATATTATAATTTAACTCATGTTAATATAAAAATAGATGGTGTTATAGGTATATGTCATTTTGGTGACCCTCATGTTGATGATGATGGTACGGACTTAGGTGAATTGTTCGGGATATGTGATGTAATTAAAAACACAGAAGGAATGTTTGCTGGAAATCTTGGAGACATACAAAACAACTGGGTTGGTAGACTAGCTGCTCTTTATAGTCAACAAAGTACAACTGCAAAAGAATCTTGGAAACTAACAGAATATTTTTTAAATAAACTTCCTTGGTTATATTTAGTAGGAGGAAATCATGATGTATGGTCAGGAGATGGTGATCCTATAGAGTTTATTATGAGAGGTAATACTAGAACAACCTATGCAAACCATGGAGTAAGACTTAATTTAAACTTTCCAAATAAATCATCTATAAGAGTTAATGCTAGACATACTTTTAAGGGGAACTCAATGTGGAACTCCGCTCATGGTGTTAGTAAAGCTATTCAAATGGGATGGAGAGATCATATAGTGACAGCTGGTCATACTCATGTAAGTGGTTATCAAGTTTTAAAAGACCCCGCATCGGGGTTAATTTCTCATGCGTTACAGGTTGCATCATTTAAAAGAATGGATGAGTATGCGAATAGGCTAGGTTTAGACGATAAGAATATTTTTAATTGTCCGGTTACGATCATAGACCCAAAATACGCAGATGATGATAATAGAAAAATAACTACAATTTTCAACCCATATGAAGCAGCAGAGTATTTAAAATGGAAAAGGTCACAGAAATAACTACAAAAGAAGATAATGTTAATGCTTTTGACGTTCTTATGAAGTGTAAAGAATTCGCTAGTCAAATAGATATATCAAATATTATTTTAGATTCTACTTGTATTGACGAAAAAGAAATGCTAATAAGTTTGATAGAATCATTAAGAGATTTAGAATTAGAAATTATAGAAATACAACCGAATTTTACTATTGAGGCTGAAGCATGAGTACATACCAAGAAACTTATTGTAATATTACATCAGATTTGTTGTTTATTGATCCAAATTTAAGCGAATATGATGGTAAAAGGGTGTTGGCTAGTAGTTGGTCAACCTCAGGAGTTTCTCATCTATTTTACTTATATAATACTGGAGATTGTAGTGGTCAAGTTTATAAAGATGGAAAAGAATTAACATCAACGACAAGTCAACCAAGTTCAAATGATGAATATAGATACACCGCAAGTACAGACCTATTAGAATATTACTACCAAGGAACTAGCGTTAACACTTTAAATAGTAGTGTGTTTGAATCTTCTAGAGATTGGGTTGAGCTAAAAACTGAAGCGGTAAAAAGAGCCAGTGATTTTGTTCGTTCTGCCCTACCTTTTCCTATATATCCTAATAAAGGAGTTGGCACACAAGATGCGGTTGGTAATGATTACCCTGAGATCATTGTAAGAAGTACAGCTATCATGGCTGTTGAATCCCTTATTAGACCTTATGATGTAGAAAAAGCAGATACAATTAAGTCGCAAGCTATGAACGATGAAGGAACTGGCTATTTAGATATGCTTAGAAAAGGCGAGATGACTTTATATTCTAGTGAGGGCGAATCTAAACATAAAGGAATATTAAGAATAGTATCCGTAAATAATAACACAACCGGTTCAATAGTCGATGTAAGAGGCAGATCTACATATCCATGGGATATTATAAAAATTAAAATAAGCAATGGTGGAACAATAACTGCTGGAACAGCAAATACTACAGTAAAATTTGATTCCTTAGTGGGCAATGAAAATGGATTAAAGTTAGAACCTATGGCAACCGATGAGATTATAGATTGTTACTGGCAGCTCGTGGGACATGATATGTACGTACGTTTTTCTCCTGGTTTATATACTACTAACGACGAATGGGAATTAGAGGTAAGCGGTGAGATTGATCAATCTTTTTCTGCAATAAAAACAGTCAGGACATCGAGATACTAATGCCAACAGATTATACAAACATAATTTACAATGAGATAATAGAGAATCTTGCCAATTTAATTAACGGAGAATTTGCTATACCTGTTTATTATGATGAACATAAAGGTAACCAATCTTTTGTATTTAGGCCTCAATCGGATAATTTAGTAACTAAGTTATCAGTGGGCTCGCAAAGGGAATATGAAATTTTGATAAGTTATCAATTAAAAATTGGCGGTCAATACACTAAAAACAATTTAAATCAGGTAAGTCAAATAATGGAAAGAATGAAAAGGCTTATACATAATAATTCATCTTACTCAAACGGATCAGAATGGTTCGATGCTAACTTATCATCCATTGAGTACGAAGTGGATGAAGATGACGCTTCTTTGAATAGAGGCATAGCTACTTTTAATTGTCAGAACATAGAGGTTATATAATGAAAATAAAAGCAAAATTAAATAAATTTCATAGAGTAAATCCTAATGGGGTTCTTTGTGACGTTGCTTCACTTAATAAACTCAGGAATGGTGAAGCTGTTGAAATACCTGAAGATGCTGGAAGCGAGTTAATCGATATGGGATTCGCAGAAATAGCAAAAATAAAAAAACAAAATAAGGAGGCTAAATAATGGCTGATTCAAGAGTACTCCCTGTAAGTAGTGTTGTATATGGTTTAAAAGCCGAAACATCTTTTGGGGTAGGTTTAGACAGTGATGGAAATGACGGAACTGCGTATTTAACACAACCGGTTGTTCAAGCTCAAAAACCAACATTCAATATAAATAGAGAATCTAGACTTTTAAGTGGGAGAGGAAGTGTCAAAAACGCTGCTGATACAGTTGTAAATTTAAGAGGCGGTACAGTAACAATGCCTTTTGATATGCTTGCTACACCTACAACAATGGCTCAACATTTAGTTCTGGTTGGACAAGAGTCTGGTTATAGTTCTGGTGTTCATGAAACTGAATTTGACGGTTCTAGTAATTTAGATTCTTTAGGTGGAACTATTTCAAGCGCTATGCCTCATAGTGTTAACCTTGCTTACTATCCTGCTGCAGGAGAAGGTATTAAGGTCTGTGGTGTAGTATGTTCTGACTTAACAATTACGGGTGATGTAGGAGCAAATAACGGGCTTGTAAGCATAAGCGGTAATTATTTCAGTGGTTTTAGTAACCCCGTATCAACTTCAACAGCCTTAGAACAGACTTTTGATGGAACTTGGGTAGCTGCAGAAAGTACATATTTCAATGTTCTAGATGCCGATGTAAGAACATTAGATGTCGAAGGAAATGCAACTCAGACTTTTATAATGAAGTCTTTCACTTTTAATGTTTCTAATGGTGTTAATAGAATAGGTTTTGATACCAACGGTAACGGAGAGGTCTATGCTTTTCCTGAATATGCAATTACTGGTAGCTTGACAATAAAGTATGATGATGAGTTTGATTATGGCGCTGATAATAATGTTATACAGGATTTTCTAAGTGGAAATACAATGAGTATAGCAATAAAAATAGGTGATGGTACTATAAGTTCTGAAGGTGAATTGAATATACTTGCTGAAATACAATATACTGGTGATCCAGGTCAGGATTTAAGCGAATCAGGTGTTTTTCATACGCTAGAATTTGAGTGCGTTCAAAATGGTTCTACTGAAGCTCTTAAAGTTTCTACATATAAAAATGCTGCTTTAACTACATTCTAAATATAAAAGGGGAGAAAATAATGACGGTTGAAACACCACATGGTGAGTTTATTGTAAGTGATATTACAAGAAAGCAAAGAAGAGATAATTACAAAAAAGTGAAAAGGGTTTTTGCTAGTCAAGATGTAGAACAACTGCACGATTTAGCAGACGAATTTTCTTTAATTGCTTTTGGTGATGAAGAAAAAGCTGAAAAAGAATTAAAGGGTCTTTCAGCATTACAAGAAGATGAAGTTTTAACTGCTATTATAGTCGCATATATGGGTATGCAACAGGGAAACGATACTGGCGATTGAGATGTGCTGTCTGGTTTATGCAATTAGGATTTCCAGATAATGATTATAAATTACCTTATAAAGCTCGATCGCCTGTTACTGGAAAAAAAATTTACTTTGAAAGTATTAAAGAAGTAGAGAGTGAAATAAAAAATGTATTGGGGCAAAAAAGCACTTCTAAATTTGGTATCGGTCAAACCCTTTATTATGAAATGCCTTTTTTTACAAACCCAATTACTCATATTAAACAATGGTGTTGGGATATGATAGAGGATTATAAAATATCAACAACATACAATGTTCCTATCGGTAAAGATTTAGATTCTATTATAACAGATAGAATAGACTGTTTTTCTATTATTGAAGAAGAGATAAATAAAATAAATAAACATAGGTCAGAACAAGATGGCTAAAAATTTAATATTAAAAGTTTCAGAAAAAGGTGCTAAAAAAACCGCTTCAGCTCTTAAAAGCGTAGGAGGTGCAGTATCAGATATAGGTAAAAAAGCAGGTATTGCAACTGCAGGTATAGGTTTATTATCAACTAAACTAGCGGGTGATTTCCAAAAAAACCTTTTTGAAGTCGGTACATTAATGAAAGATTTTAATAATGTACAATTAAAACAAATGAGTAAAGAATTAAGGAACGTAGCAAGTTCTTCAGGGTTAGCGCTTAGTTCTATAAGCAAAGCAAAATATGATATAGTTTCGGCTGGGTTTAGTAATGCTGCAGATTCCGCAGAGGTTTTAAAGGCTTCAGCAGAATTAGCAGTTGGTGGTGTAACAAGTGCAGCAGAGGCTGCAGACCTGCTTACAACTTCACTTAACGCTATGGGCTTAGAAGCTGGGGATGTTACTAGGGTCTCAGATGAACTATTTACAACAGTCAGGCTTGGTAAAACTACGATGGGTGAACTATCTAGCACTCTCGGTCAATTATTGCCTTTTGCCAGTTCTGCTGGTTTAGAATTATCTGGTGTTGGTGCAGCGATGGCAACTCTTACAGCTTCAGGTATTTCAACCGCTCAAGCAACTACAAGTTTAAGATCCGCGATACAATCTTTACAAAGTCCTACGGATACATCTAAAACACTCATGAGGGATATGGGTATAGAAATAAAAAGATTTGATGATGGAAGTTTTGACTTAGTGAATACAATAAAACAATTTGATGGCCTAGACCCTGACACTATGAAAAAATTAATTCCTAGAATTGAGGGTATTTTAGCGATACAAACTATGTCTCAAAATTTTAAAACTTTACAAAGTAATGTAGATGAGTTCTCTAATACAAGCGGTGCTGCCAATAAAGCCTTTGAACAGATGGCTGGTGCATTTAATACGCAGATGTCAAAGCTTAAAAATAATGTTCAAAATTTAATGATAACTATTGGCGATGCTATTATCGAAGAGATACAACCTTTTATAGAAGAAGCCAATGAAGAATTATCGGAGCTAGGCCAAATAGGTTTTGATCAAATCGCTCAATCAATAGGAAATAATTTAGAATTAATTTTTGAATCTTTTAATGGGGTTATTGGTTTATTCTTAGATAGTATGTCTAATAAAGTTGCTTTGGCAGGTATGTTTATTAAAAAAGAACTTGCTGAAATACTTCCTAACTTTATAAGTGGCGCAGATGATTTAAATGAAGAATATAAAGCTATGTCTGAAAAATTTGCACAAGAAAATGCTATGAATTTTCAAATAATGAAAGACCAATTAGCATTTACTTATGAAGAAATAAAGCGAGATGCAAAAGATTTAGCGAAATCTGAAGAACAAATTATGGCAGATTCAAATGATATTAAAAGCGAATTAAGAACTGCTGATTCTGAAAACATATTGGCTAAAGTAGAACTAGATAACGCAAACAAACTTGCAGGCATAGAAAAAGAAAAGGAATTTTTATCTGTTTTCGGTTTAGCTCAGAAACAAGCATATGATAAGATAACAGAAAGGGAAAATGAATTAATTTTATTAGGAGTTTCAAAAACTGATGCCGAAAGAGAAGGGACGAAAATGAGGTTGCAATTTATGTCTCAAGAAGTTTCATCTAAGACAACCCAAGCTTCATCTTTTTTAGGTTTAGCAAAACAAGCTTCAGGTCAAAATAAGAAAAACGCTTTGCAAACTAAAGGGTTGGCAAAAGCGGAAGCATATGTGAAAGCATTTGAGGCTGCTAATAAAACATTCGCTCAGTTTGGAGGTTTCCCAGCAGGTGTAGTTCCCGCAGGTTTAGCTTTGGCGATAGGTTTAGAGAACGTAAAAGCTATTGATTCTCAAAAATTTGCATCAGGTGGTATTGTTCAAGGCTCAAACACAGGTCAGGGAGATACAGTCCCAGCGATGCTTACCCCTGGGGAATTAATATTAAACCAGTCTCAGCAAGATAATTTAGCAAATCAAGTTGGTGGTCTCACGATTAACTTTTCTGGACCAGTAACTAATGATGACTACGTTCGGGATTTTATCATACCTCAAATTGATAAGGTTGTAAGAGGTAACTTAGCGTAATGGCTTTAACGTTACCAGATAGTTTTAAAAATAATTCTATAAAGCAAAATTGGCTTTTTCAATTATATTACGACAATGAAAGCGCTTTTACAGGCTTATCTTTTTACGATGCGGAAATAAGTAGCAATCAATATTATGGTGCGGTGTTAAATAAACCAAGCATAAGAGAATCAATTGATATTGAAAAAAGCATTTCTTCAACTGGAAATATTTCCTTGTCTGTTGCTAATTTTAACTTTCTAGGCTCAAATTTTAGTTCAGCCTTATATGGTGTTAATAAATACATAAACCGAGCTTTTAAGGTATATATACAGCCTAACGACGCAACTACAATAGGTGATTGCCTTTTAATATATAGCGGAAAACTTGTTTCAGCTTCTCACAATGTAGATTCTATAAGATTACAGATAGAAGCAAAAAGACCTTGGGACAATATAGAAGTTCCTACTGTAAAAACAGATAAGAACAATTATTATCCGATAGCATATGGAGATTATAGACCTAATGCGAGCCAAAGTAATGTAAATTCTACAGGATTAACTTTTAATTCAAACGCAGGTATTGATGAATATAGAAAAAGAAAAACGCTATATCCTATACCGATAGAAGAAAGAAGAGGAACAACAATTTTTTCATTAACAGGGGATTGGTCTCAATCAACAAAAGCTTGGCCTCATTATTATGAAAAATCTACCGACACATTTTTACCTATTGCAAATCACGAAAGTACTGCAACGACTATGGATTCTGCAAATGAAACTTACCTAGACGGGAAAGCAGTAAGATTTCATCAAAACTTATTGAAATCATCTTTTTATAAAATGGTAGAACTTACTGAAATAGAAAATAATACCCCTTTTAATTGGGTAAATAATAATAATGCTTTTGATGGAGACTATATTAATACAAGTACCTATACACAATGCACTATCAATGGTGGTTTCATTAACAATAGAAGAGGCTATGTAAAGTATTCTTTCCCCCAATTAACTGGTTTTCCAAATAAATTACAAGTCAATATGGTTATTTCCGGAACAGTCAGCATAAGTGACGTGGGCGGTAATGGCGAGATAAGAGTTCAATTAATTAATAAAAGCTTTGGAGCCGAAGATATTTTAGGGTATTATAAATTAACGAATGCTCAGACCTCAACAAGTGATTTAATAACAGGAAGCGGTGCTGTAGACACCTCTTCAGCTTATTTTTTAACAGATGCGTTTGATAGTGACACCGAATGGTTAGCTTCTGGGAGCGGTTGGGGTGAAGGTTTACAATTTAACCTTAAATGCATTTTACAAAGCGGTGATCTTGATGGGGATTTAGAAGGAAATTTTAGAATTTTTGACGTTGCAGTTCAAGCTGATAACCAATTAGACTTTACGGAGACAACTAAAACAGGAAAACTCGTAGCTTCGAAAGTCTTAGATGATATTGAATATGTTTATTCAGGTGGTGATGGGTTGCCAGACAATGGCTGGAATAGTAGTGCTGCAATAACAACTATAATTGCTGCGCATAGGGATTTACTTCACAGAAATACAAGTTACACTAATTCAAATACACCTGATAATTGGAGTGCGGTTAATAGTGCTAAAGATTGGGCGGTAAGATATTGGATAAACGAACCTGTTGAATTGCTGAAGGTTCTAGAAAAACTGCAATATGAAGGCGGTTTTATTTTTAGATTTAATGGACAAGGTGCGGGAGAGTATATTTTTATACCAGATAGCATAAGCACAGACCATACATTGAGTACGGATGACTTAAACAATATTGAAATATCTTTATTGCCGATGGATAGAATAGTTTCTAGGATGGATATAGAATATGAGAAACATCCGATATCGAATTATGTTTCAAAGGTTATAGCTTCTAATAGTAGTACGATAAGTGATTTATTAATAGGTACAAATGAAAACAAAAAGACTATTAGGTTAGATGCTAATGTTTCAGCGCCTGCAAGTTCACCTTCAAGCAGCCCTAATGATGATTTCTATACTTATTATGATAATATATTAGGCGATCAAAAAATAATCGTTAGTGCTGATGTAGTTTCCCCAAATTTTTATGGTATTGATGTTGGGGACTTTGTAGCTTTTGATACAATGCCAGTTAATCCTTTTAGTAATAGTGATTGGAGTGGTAAAGATTTTATAGTGACAAGCGTATCAAGGCAAGTCGGTAAATTAAAATGCGAATTTAGAGAGGTTTAAATGGCTAAGACTTTTTATTATGATTCAGTAGGTTTATTAGAATCAACAATTAACGATGGTACTTATGCAAATCCGTCTGGTGGAGTATACACATTTTCAGATGCTGCTACTATCACGAATGAAGAAAGAGCTGTTGATCAATCTATTTCTACTGCTATGACATCATTTGCAGTCAACGATGCTCTTCAATTTAATTTGGGTAGTGCAAAGGCTGTTGATTTTATAGGTGTTAATTTTACAGCAGCAGATACTGATAATTTAGAACTTTGGTATGATACTTCAGCTAGTGGAGCATTAGAAGCCAAATCGGTAGCTATGACAGCAAGTTTTCCAGTTGGCTGGACATTTAGCGAATTTACATCAGCAGCCAAACAGTATTGGACTTTAGTTGCAATAAATGGAACTATTACTGGTTTATCCGAAGTTGTTATTGGAAGTAAACTAGCCTTTGAAGTTAATCCTGATTTGGGGACTGGTGAAGTTAATGAATTTGGAACTACTATAAATACAAGTATTGGTGGAATAGAATATGCTATAAAAAATCACGAAACAAAAAAGAATATCAGTTTATCTTTTTCAAGTATAAGTGAGACTTTTAAAGAATCCTTACAAAGCATGGAAGAAAGTGTTCAAAATTATAAAAAATTCATTTATTCTGAAAATGGTACAACTGGGCCATTCCATTATGTGAGGCTAGGTAAACCAATAAACTTTAAGGAAGTTTCTTCAACGAGATATTCAGCCAATATATCTTTAAATAAACAACTTTCTTAGTTTTTTCTTAATAAATATTTAGTATATTTCTCCCCTGCAGGCAGAGGCGAATGAGCGATTCACTCCGATGTTCGTTCTAGTATTCACAATATAAAAACGCCTCTGCCGCTCCTATCTTATACAGTTAATTAACCCCTAATATTTTTTGAACAAAGTGTTTTACTTTACACTTTTTTGTATTAATATACCTATGTGAATACTGATTATAAAACAAGGAGAAATCAAATGTTAAATCATATAATAATACAAGCGTTACAAGATTCTGATAACTACAATAACGATGGAACTATTAACTGGAACTTTGTAGAATCAGATTTATGGAACCATAGTGTTGCTAGTCTATATAGTAAAGAAGAGAAAGTTAATGCAATTGAAAATTTTCCAGAATCTCTTATACCGTCAGTTAAAAGAGGCAAGTAATGGATAAAGAGCAAAGAGAGTTACTTATTGGCCTTGTCAGGGCGGAAAGAAGGAGGTTAAATGTTCTTAAATATGAATATGCTTATGATAGTGTGGAACAAGATAAAATATGGAAAGAAATAAGTATATGTAATCGAACTTTAGGATTCTTGGAAGGAGGTAAGTAGTGACTAAACCACCTTATGATTTTAAGTTTCATGCTGAAATCAGATATGAGACTGAAGACTGTTTTAATTTTACAAATGCAAATGGTAACACTATTCCTGAGTTTCAAAAAGATGTTTTAGAGGTCTGTAATAAGTATTCAAAAAGAAGCCCTAAGATAGTAACAATATTAGCTAGGTCTATGTATGACCCTAATCAGATAACTGAAAGAATATATCAGTTTGCTAACACTACTTTCTTTACAGAAAATGAGAGTGTGAAGAACGCTTTAAAACATATAACCAAGGAGGGTAAAAATGCCAGTACCATTTAATCAAAAATTGTCCCAACATACTGAAAAACAATACTTAGAATTAGAGACTAATTATTTAAACCTTTATAATTTTGTTCAGAGTCTTTTGACTATAACAGAAAACAAAGATATTGATTCAGATTCTCAGAGGTTAAGTCATTTTAATGCTTTAACTATTAGAGTAACTGAAGGCGTAAAAAGATTTGAGAAATTCACAAAAGACCTTCGGAGTAATGTATTCACAAGGAACTCCGCATCTTCCAACTCCGAAGGCAAACCCTACGAGGTTAGAATATTAGCCACGAAAAAAGAAAAGAAACTAATTATAGAAGCTTTAGAACATATGTCTAATAGTTATCCCGATTTAAAAGTTTCTGACAAGTTTCAACAACTAGCAAACGAAATAAAATAGGAGAAGCATATGAGTCAAAGTAAACAAATAAAACACTATTTAGAATCCGGTGGTAAGCTAACACCGATAGACGCTTTACATAAATTTCAATGTTTTAGATTAGCTTCTGTAATTCATATTCTTAGAGAAGAAGGTTTAAAAATAAAAACTGAAATGATAAAGAATGGAAATAAGTCTTACGCTGAATATTCAATACAAGCATCAGATGATATGATTCTTTTTGGAGGTGAATAATGATAGTATTAAACATAGCTGAATGGATTGCGAACCTACTAATTTTAGGTTTAGCTGGTCTGATATGGTTTGTTGTCATATTTGGATTTATGATGTTGATTTCAGTAGCAGTAAGAGGAATTAAGGAGGTAACTAGTGGTGAATAAATATCAAAAGAAAATAGAATCATTCTTCAGTTTTATGGAAACTATGTTTTTTATTTTAGTTGGAGTTTCAATGTTAAATTTATTTTTTCAATTAATAACAAGATAAGGAGTAGTAATGTTTTTACAATTAAAAAAGAACACACATATAGATAAAACTTTAAGTGTGCAGCTTAGACAAGACCCTATACAAATACAGGGTAAATTGAACAATTTTCAAAAACTAGATTATGAATTACCAGTTACTAATATTGGTGATAATTATTCAGCAGAGAAATGGGGTGATAAAGATGCTATAACGTTTAAAAAAGCAGATAATTTTAATTTAAAATGTAGTTCAGCTTTATATAACAAACTAGTAGACTATTCAAAAGGTGAATTAGTAGACGTCACAATGGTTGCAACTGATAAAGGAGTCACTTACAGGGTTGCTCCTAGCGTTAGTAAATGGGATAAACCAGTTTATGATGAAGGTGTAACTTCTAAACCTTATGGATATGATTCTGTAAAAAATAGAGATAATGATAGGTCTTTAGAAATAAAATGGGGAATGGCATTTAACAATGCAACTAGATTATTTACTCATTCAAAAATGCCATATGAAGATAAAATTGAAGCGATAAAACAAATAATGCCTAAGATGTTTGAAATTGCTTGTTCTATGAAATCATTAACTAGTAATGAGGTTCCTAATGAAATTAAAAAAGTAGAGGAAAATAATGATGACTTACCATTTTAATTCTAGTAAATCAAATGCTAATCTTTTAAGGAGAAGTTTAAAAAACAAAACTACATTAAGAGGGTATATAAGATTCTATGAAGATTTACTTATAAGGAATAAAATACTACCTAATAGTGGAGCTTATAAAAGGTTAGTGCAGCTCAAAGAAAGGTATCAAAACATATTATAATGAAAAAAGCTGAAAAAGTTAAACTAAATAAACTTGTTAGAGAACTTTGTCTACTTAGAGATAAGCATTGTCTGAGGTGCGGTAAAACTACTGCACTTCAGGCGTCTCACATCTACCCGAAAGGTAAATTTCCTAAGATGCAGTTTAATCCGGACAATGTTAAGATACTTTGCTTGGGCTGTCATCTTTATTGGTGGCATAAACACCCCATAGAGGCACATAAATGGGCAGAAAACACATTAGGTAAGGTAAGGTTAAACAGATTAAAAAAGCAGTCAAATACGATAAATAAAACACTTTGGGATTTTAAAGAAATACAAAGTAAATTAAAAAAACAAATAGGAGAAACGCAAAATGGCTAAAAGATTTATAGACACTAAAATGTGGGATAAGGCTTGGTATAGAAGGTTAGCAGCTAAGAATAAATTGATTTGGATATATTTATTAACTAAATGTGACCATGCTGGTATTTGGGATGCTGATTGGGAAGCTATGGAGTTTTTTATAGGTGAACAAATAAACATTAAAAATTTTCCAGATGAAATAACAAATAAAATTATTCTTTTAAAAAATAGCGATCAATATTTCATTCCTTCCTTTGTCTCTTTTCAATACGGAGTCTTAAGAGAGAATAGTAAACCTCATATGAGTGTTATAAAAAGACTTAATGAAAAAGGGTTATTGGATTATTTAGAAACTGTTCCTGGAACTGTTAAAGATAAAGATAAGGTTATAGAAAAAGTTAAGACTAAAGAATTAAGAGAATCTGAGTTCAGATTGAATTGTTTCAAAGTAGGTAAGGATATAAAGGATATTAAAGAAAAAACTATAGACTCTTTTATAGATTATTGGACTGAATCAAACACGAACGGTTCTAAAATGAAATTTGAAATGCAAAAAACATTTGATATTAAAAGAAGATTATTAAAGTGGGTTCATAACGAAAAAGAATGGAGCATCGATAAAAAAGAAAAAACATCTTTCGAAGGTACTTTCAAGAAAACACCTACAGGACTTTATAAAGCGTATTGTTCTAAATGTGGTAAAAGAGAAATGCCAAATGATAAATGGCAATTAAAAGAAGGATCTAATTGTTGTAGAGTAGATTATATTTCTGAGAAACCTAATAATGTGTGATGACGAAAAACATATAATTGATTGGATTTTAGATTCGACTGATAATTCTAGGCAGAAAGCTCTTTTTAGTTCAAGAAAAAAATCAATTAGAAGAGAACATAAAAAAATACCCTTAGATGATCAGATAAAATATTGTAAAGAATGTAAATGTTGTTGGATGACTATAACTAGATACATGACTAATAGTAAGTATATTAAATATCCGAAAGGTCACATGCCCTCAATTGGTAAAAAAAGAGAATTATGTAGAATATGTAAAGGAGAAATAAATGAAAATAGTTAAAACAAGGAAAGTAAAGACACCCGAAAGGACAGGTAAAAACGCAGGAATAGATTTTTTTGTTCCAAGCGATTGCAGACCTATGGTTTTAATTCCTGGAACTCGTGTGAATATACCTTCAGGAATACATGTAAAAATGCCAGATGGATATTGTTTAATAGCTTTTAATAAAAGTGGTGTAGCGTCTAAATATGGGCTTCAAATTGGTGCTTGCGTTGTGGATGAAAACTATACTGGAGAAATACATTTAAGCTTAGTGAATAATACTTCACAAAATATAGTTATAAACCCTGATCAGAAAATAATTCAGTTTTTAGTATTAAAACCTAACTATGTTGATATAGAAGTATTTGAAAAATTAAATGATATATATAAAAAATCAGATTACTTAGAAAGAGGATCAAAAGGTTTCGGGAGCACAGGAGAATGAAAAACATAATTGAAGAAGCAAATAAAATAGTAAACAAAAGATCAGAGGAAAAAGAAAGACAATATGGACCTTTTAATGAAGGTATGGAAAGAGCTGCTAAAATAGCTCAAGGCGCTACAGGAAAAGATATTACAGCTGCAGATATGTATTTAATATTGGTTGCTTTAAAATTATCTAGACAAAGTTACAACCATAAACAAGATAATTTACTAGACTCTATAGCTTATTTAGGAGCTTTAGATAATTATTATAATGAAAAACAAAACCCATATACTGACTCAAGAGGTAGAGAGGGAGAAAGTTGGTGTATAGAAAAAGGAGACAAGTAATGAAAAAACCATATAACACGACACAGTTAAACCCTGACACATCTTTTGAGAGACATGTTTATCATAGGGATCAATTTGCTCATTATTTAAGATGGACACATGTTTTAAAGATGGCGAGAATAGGTCAAAAAACTTTAGATTTCGGTTCTGGTTCGGGTTCTTTAGCAGAGGTATTCTATAGAAATAGATTTAAACAGTCAAAGTATATTGGACTAGAATACAGAGATAAAACGGTTAAAGAAGCTAATGAAAAATTTCAAAATGTAGATTGGATAGAATTTTTTCAATGTGATATTGTTAAAGATAATATAGAAAAATACAAAGATGATTGGGATTTCATTACTTCTTTTGAGGTAGCTGAGCATATTGGTAAAAATAACATTACTAAATACCTCCAACAAGTCAAATTGTTAATGGTAGATAAAACTAAATTTTTATTATCTACTCCTAATTATGATGAAAAAGTAGGAGCTGCAGGGAATCACACTTACGATTCTGGAGATGGTAGAGGAAAAGCTGTACAAGAGTTTGATCATAAAGAATTAGAAGAAGAAATATTAAAAAACGGTTTTACGATAGAACAAAAGTTTGGCACCTTTGCTAGTCAGACACATTACAAGCCCTTAATGAACGATTGGCAAAAAAATATGTTTGAAGAATTAGGCAAATATTATGATACTAATTTAATGAGCGTATTAATGGCGCCTATGTTTCCGGAGCAATCTAGAAATTGCTTATGGGTTTTAAGGAGGTAGTTTAATATGATTTATTTTAATTCAAATAATATAGATGATTTATTTTTAAAAGTATCTAATCAGCTTCTTGAAAAAGGTGATTTAATTGCTCCAAGAGGTATGAAAACCTTAGAACTGCAACATGTTTGGCTTGAATTAACTAATATGCAGAAATGCATAGTTAATTTGAAATCTAGAAAAACAAATAAAAGATATTTAAAAAATGAACTAAAGTGGTATTTATCAGGATCACTAAAAATAGATTATATAAAAAAATATTCTTCTTTTTGGGAAAAATTAATAGATAGCAATGGTACAATAAATAGTAATTATGGAAATATAGCTTTTATGCAAAAACAAAATGGTAAAAGTCAATATGAATGGTGTATAGAATCTATTAAAAAAGATGTCAACACTAGACAAGCTATAATAAACTATAATCAACCTAAGCATAAATATGAAAACAATAAGGACTTTGTGTGTACTATAGCACAACATTTTATGGTAAGGAATGGAAGATTAGATACTACTGTATTTATGAGGAGTAACGATCTTATATATGGATTAACTTATGACGCACCTTGGTTTTGTTTAATATCTAAAAAAATAGCTAAAGAAACAGGATTAAAATTAGGAACATATAGACATTATGCTGCTAGTTTACATGTATATGAAAGACATTTTGAAATGATAAACAAAATATCTAATGAAAAAACAAATTAATAAAATAGATATATATACATACTCTATGGAATTAGCGAAGATAGCAGCTCTAAGAAGCGAGGATCCTTATGTAAAAGTAGGTTGTTGTGTATTAAGAAAAGATAAAAGTGTTGCTGGGTTAGGATATAATGGTGCTCCAAGTGGTATTGAAATTGATTGGACTAACAGAGATAACAGACGTAAGAGAGTTTTACACGCAGAGGTTAACGCGTTAAGATATGTAAAACCTAACGAATGCCAATTAATAGCATGTACTTTGTTACCGTGTAGATCTTGTATACAAATGATAGCAGCTTATAATATAAAAATAGTATTATATAAAGATGTCTATAAAAAAGATGAAGCTGCTATTACTCTTTGTAAAGAATGGGATATAGAATTAATTAATATAAAGGGTTAAATAACTGTATAAAAAAATAAATAAACTGTTTTACTTCTGCTCGTTTGGACCTATATTCATTACGTGAATACTAACAATAACAAACAAAACACGGAGTTAAACATGAAAGGAACATTTAATGTAGATAAAGCTTTTGGCATAGAATTAGAATTATTAGCACCTACAAGGTTGAGCAGGAGAGATATTGTAGAAGCTTTAAATGAAGCTGATATAACAACAAGAATAGAAGGTTATAACCACGAAACAAGACCATATTGGAAATTAACTAGTGATGCTAGTGTAAATAGTAGAGAATCAGGTTATAAAGGAGATCTTGAATTAGTTTCTCCAAAATTATATGGTTTTGATGGAAAAATACAATTAGAAAAAGTTTTACAAGTACTTAACAATTTGGATTGTAAAGTTAATGTTACTTGTGGAACTCATGTTCATCACGATGTGAGTGACGATGTAACTAAAGATGTAACAAGCGACGAGAATACAGCTTATGACTTCTTAAATAGGTTAACTAGAACAGTCATGAAATACGAGCATTTAATTTACAAGTGTATATCTCCTTCAAGGTTAAATAGTATAAATGGTTCATATTGGACTAAACCAACAAGATTCGTATTGAATGGACATACCTCAAATGTTTATAAAGAAAGTTTAAATAAACGCGTTACAGAGGAATTAAAAAGCGATGTTCGTTATAGAAGAGTTGATGTACAAAGCACTAGATATTCTGGTTTAAATCTAGTTAATATGTGGACAAGAGGTTCTGTAGAATTTCGTTATCATCAAGGTACTTTAAACTTTGATAAATTATGGGCATGGATTGTTTTTACTCAAGCTATTGTTAATTCTGCAAGAGAATCAAAAAGAGTAAATTATGGAGCAGTTAAGAATTGTAAAGATGGTTTTTTTCACTTCAGAAGACATTTAGGATTTATCGGAACTACTTGTACAGAAACTAAATTTTCAAACAAAATGATGATGAATAGATTTAAAACTTTTAGCACTCCAGAAATGGAAGAAAAAAGAAGCTATTCTTCATACTACCAGCACGTTCAAAATCAAATACAAAATAGGAGTTAATATGTGTGGATTAGCAGGAGTAATTATAAAAAAAGAGGATAGGTCTCAAAAGGACTTATCCTCAGTGGTAAGTGGTTTCAAGCGAATGCTGTTATCAGCTAACTCGAGAGGTGGACATGCGACAGGTTATGCTTTGATAGATAAATATGGAGGTCATACAATAATAAAAAGACCTTTAAATGCTCATAAGTTTTTACGCGATGAAATATCTAAAGAAGCTCTTAATATTGTTTCTGAAGACATCACTTGTATATTAGGTCATACTAGATATGCAACTTTAGGAAGTCCAAGTAAAAATAGAAATAACCACCCTATAAGAACAGGTAATACTATTGGAACTCATAACGGTTCTATACATAACCATAAGTACTTATTTAATAAGTACAATATGGACCGTCATGCAGAAGTTGACTCAGAAGCTATTTTTAGACTATATGAAACATCTAAAAGTGCAAAAGATTTTTCTGAAAACCGACTACCAACTGTGAGAGGTCGAGTCGCAATTGTTTGGAGCGACTTAGAATATCCAGAATACGTTTATATGATTAAAGGTAATAATCCATTAGAAATGTTTTATATACCTAGTTTAAATATATACGCATATGGAAGTACCAAAAACATAATAAAGTCGTCAGGTTGGTTGAAATATGAGCAAATAGATATAAAACCTAATACTATGTTAAGGATAAATACTAAAACATTAAATATTAGAACTAAGAAAATAACTCATAAAGAACCTCTACCTAAGAAAAATGTTTATTATGATGATAGTATTGGTGCTTATACTGATTTTAATTACAAAAAAACCGTTAAGCAGTTTGTTCCTAGGTTTTCTTTTAAAGACAACTTAAGACAGCAAGAGCAGTTGTTTGAACAAATCGCGCCTGACGGCACAAACATAAGGAAGATAAAGCTATAATGAAATTATTTGTTTATGGAACATTAAAAAAAGAAGGCGCTAACCATAGGTTTTTAAATAAATCTAAATACTTAGGAGAGCATAAAATAAGTAATTTCGTATTGTTTGATATGGGTTTCGGTTTTCCTTACTTAAAAACTCTAACTGGAGACTTTGATGAAGACGAGTTTGTATACGGAGAAGTCTACGAAATAGATAAAAAAACATTATCTAATATAGATAGATTAGAAGGTCACCCCAACCACTATAGAAGAATATTAATTAATTATGGTAAGGAAGTTGCTGGTATGTTTACGTATGTAACTACTTACAATTATATTCCTGAAGCAGCTTCCATATTAAGGTATGGTTATTGGCCTATAGCGAAAAAGATTAAAGTGATTATTGATGGTAGGAAATATTATGATACGGCAGACAAATTAGTATTCCACATGAGATTTTTCGATGGAGATAGAACACCAACTAATAAAAGTTATATGGACTTAGTGCAAGAACGTAGTCTATTGAATTTAAATACTTATTATGAAGAATTATTTATAAGAGATTGTATTCATAATAACATAATAAAGGAGGTATTATAGAATAAAACATCTAATATAAAACACAACTACAATATGGAAAAAAGCTCTAATTAATTTTTAGGGCTTTTTTGTTTTATTAAAGCACTATATTTTTATAAATTATAAAGTACAATTATAGTAGGAATTATGTCTAAATCTAAAGAAGGTACAGCGCTTACTACTGAATTAGTAGGCATAAGAAACTTAAAAACAACAGGTAATTACCGCTTGGAATTTGATGTTTTTGAGATTGATTCGCATAAGGTAGCAGAATTAATAATGAAGTTAAATAAAGCTTTTATGATGGGATTAGTGGAGATTGATTAGATGAGTATCAAACAGGAGGAAAACAGGACGTCTGATGGAAGATTTAAAAAAGGTGTGAGTGGTAATCCTGATACTAAATTTAAGAAAGGACAATCAGGTAATCCTAACGGCAGAAGAAACGCTTATACTGATTTAATAAAAGATTTTAGCTTTAATAAAGTAGGAGAAAAAGAAAGAAGGGAAGTAGTTGTTAGTAAATTATTCCAATTAGCAGAACGCGGAGATTTAAGGGCTATACAATTTATAGTAGAGAGATTAGAAGGAAAAGCTTTAGAACGCCAAGAACGTACAACTAAATCAGAACCAATACAAGTAATGGTTATTGATGATTGAATGGACAGTAAATAAAACTAGAAGGAAAATATTGAACGACCCTTCTCGGTTTAAAGTGATTGTTGCTGGTCGAAGATGGGGTAAAACAGTTTTGAGTTTAATGTATTTACTTAAGGATGAATTTAAACCTAATGAACGACGTTTCTATATTACACCTACATACCGACAAGGAAAGATGATTGTATTTCCTGTATTGCGTCAGATGTTTAATGGATTTGTAGGAGCTAAATTAAATGAATCTGAGATGAGTGTTGTATTTGAAAATGGTGCGGAACTTTCAGTAAAAGGAGCAGATAACGAGAACAACTTAAGAGGCGTAGAACTTACTAAGTGCGTTATGGATGAAATGGCTTATATTAAACCTCATGTATGGGAAGAAATTATATATCCAATGTTAACAACAACACAGGGAAAGGTATTATTTATAGGAACACCTAGCGGCTATGATATGATGTATGAATTATATAGTAAAGGGCAATCAGACCCCGAATGGAAAAGCTGGCAGTTTAAAACTATAGATGGTGGGTTCGTACCTAAAGAGGAAATAGAAAGAGCAAAAAGAACAATGGATGAGGTTGTATTTAGGCAAGAGTTTGAGGGTTCTTTTGAAACTACTGGTAACAGAGCTGCTTATAATTTTGATAGAGACACTCATGTTATTAAAGCCGCAGAACTATCTAAAGATTTATGGTGGGGCGTTGATTTTAACGTGGACTATATGACTGCTACATTAGCATGTACTTACTCTGATTCCACAATACATTTTTTTGATGAAATTAGATTAAAAAATAGTAACACAGAAGAGTTGTCTATAGCTATGAAAAAAATCGCACCTAATATTGAATGTTATCCTGACCCAGCAGGGAAAGCACGTTCAACAACATCAAGGCGCTCCGATCATCAAATACTTAGAGATCATTCTTTCTTAATCAGGGCTAAGAAATCTCATCCAAGTCATATAGACCGCTTGAATGCTTTAAATAGAAAGTTGAAAGATGCTGAAGGTAATATTGGAATGACCGTTGACCCTAGTTGTATATATTTAATAAAGGACTTAGAGCAATGTCAAAGAGATAAAAGGGGAGGGTTAGATAAATCAGATATGAATCTCACTCACGCTTTAGACGCTTGCTCATATGGTGTCAGTCATAAGTTTCCTATACGTAAGATGATAGGTACGAGTGTAAGTTGGTGAAAAATATTTTAAAAGCTGCAAGGGGAAAATTGCTAAACAATACAAGAGGAATTAAAGATGTATAATTTTGGAAAATCTGTAAATAGAGTAGTGATCCCTGAACTATCAGAACAAGCAGTATTACAAAGTGTTAAAGATGCTGGTAGGAACTATGTCGAACAGGAACATTATAATTTAATGGAATCATTAGACTTTTACTATAATCAAAACCTTGATTCTCATTTAGAGCCTTGGTTTGCTAGTGAGTCATTGAGCCAAGTTCCACCTTTTATAAGTTCTTGCGTTCCTAGATTTGCAAAAGCGCGTATGATGTTATATAAGCAGGATCCTAAAAGACTAATAGGTGGAGAGAAAAATGACATGTATGATGAATTGGCTTATAAATTAAATTCTAAAACTAGAGAATTTGCTGAATTATCTTGGCTTTTAGGTTGTTGTTATTTTAAATCAAGATTCAATGACAGGTATCAAAGATTAGAATATGAGGTACTACCTAAGGTACAAGAATATTATTTTAATGGAGAATCAGAGCCTTATGGTTATTCTTATGAAATAGAAAGCTATGAGTATGATAATAAAAGATTCGTATTTTGGTCTGAAGATAGAGATGGTGTCCAAGGCATGCATTTTGAATACGATCAAAAAGGTAAAAGATATGCGGTAGAGGGTAACCCCGACATGGTAAATCCTTTTGGTATAGTTCCTATTAGTAAAATTGAGATGACTAAAGGCAGTTACGATGTAACAAGAACTGCTTTACATATTGCTATTGCTATGACTGAAATTGCTCTATCTGTTCGCTTTAGATTAGGTCAAGCTGTTTTTACAGGTATTGAAGAAGGGCAAAGTAAGTTAACTGCAGGAATAGATAATGCTTATGTACTACCTGAAGGAGCGTCATTTAATTATGTAACTCCTGGTGGCAATCTAGTTGAGTTAATAGAAGCCACTAAATCTATGGCAAATCAAGTAGCAGAAAACAACCAGTTGAGAATTAGGTGGGGTGATTCATCTGGTAATGCACCAAGCGGTGAAGCTTTAAAAATATTAGAGATAGAAAATCTAGAAGCGAGAGAAAGCGACATTTCTTATTTTAGGGAATGGGAAAATAACAGATATAATATTGATAAAAAGATATTGGAAACTTATAATATAGTTAACTTATCAGAAGATTATTCTGTAGACTTTTCTGAGATATCGTTTCCTATGTCACCTAAAGAAGAGCGAGAGTGGTTAAGTTGGAAGCTGGATAATAATGTTATGACTCAAAAAGATCTTTTATTATATTTCAATCCTGACATTTCCGACGAAGAATTAGAAACAAAAATGGCCAATATAATACAAGAGAATCAAACTGTAGCAGCAAGTCAACAACCACAATCAACATTTCAAAGAATATTAAATGGCACAAGTACAACCAGCAGTTGATACTTTCATAAATGAAATAAAGGGTCTTGAAAAAAACTTCAATAAAGATCTCAATATTGCTATAGTTAATCTAAGCAGGGCTAGTGATACTCAACTTATAAACTCTATGGCACAACTAAATCTTTTTAATGAGATAATAGAAAAAGGATATGGTAATGCTTTAAATAAGTTAGATGCTCAATATACCGCTCTACTTGAACAAGCTATCAAAGAAGCTGAAAAGCGTGGAGTAACGGCATTAAGTGGACCAGGTTTGCAGGGTTTAGAAGTGTTAAAGGATTTAAACATTGACAACCTACTTGATGAAGCTAATAGGCATTCTAATATATTAACACAGCAATTGTTTCAAAACCTTTATGCTGGTTTACCACCTAATCAAATTATAGAAAATTTAGCAGGTACAAATTTAGCAAGCCACCAATTAGCAGTGGCGACTTATACTGGTATTAAAACTTTCGATGATACCGCTAGGTATAAAATATTTGAAGGCTTAGATGTTAAATGGACTTATTTCGGCCCATTAGATGAAAGAACAAGGGATAGTTGCAGGAATACTAAAGGGAATGAGCCTGAAGGTGGTTATACAGAAAAGCAGGTATTGTCAACCGAAACCCCTTTCGGGTTAAGAGGCGGTTATAATTGTCGTCATTCTTGGGAGGTAAGGTGAAATCTAAAGATATAATGCCCTTTGAAAAAAGAAAGTGGTTAGAACTTGGAGGTAAACTTGTTACAAGAATATTAGAAGATACTGAAAAGGGTATAAGCCAAGATGCTGCTGGTGGTAAATTTCGTAAGTACAGCGAAGATTATGAAAATAAAAAGAAAACAGGTAAAGCGGGACCGAAGGGAGTTTCTAATAATAAGCAAGTATCACCTCCAAACCTTAGATTAACAGGTGCGATGCTTAATTCGTTAAAGGCTCAAAAACCTACAAGCGAAAGTGTTGAATTAAATTATAGGGAAGGGTTAAAATTTGAGGGCAATGCTAAAAGAAAAAGAAATGTGTACGGGCTTAACAATAATAATGAAGAGTTTGTGAAGAAGTTTTTTAGAGAAGAAATAGATGATAGAATTATAAAATTTAGCAAAAAAGATATTATAGTTGATTTAAAAATATAATTTTATTATAGCTGTTTCAAAAAATATTAGTATTTAATTAAATTTAATTAACTAAAGAGGAAGACAGAATGTCTGAAACTACAACAGAAACAGTACAAGATAACGTACAAGAGGTGACTCCTAACAGTCAGAATGAAACTAATGAAACGCCTGATGTCAATAGTTTTATAGCTGAAAGCAAAAAGTATAGAAGTAGGGCACAAGAAGCAGAAGCCAAATTGAATGAATTAACTAAAAACCTTGAGAAACAAGAGGAAGAAAAGTTAGTTCAGCAAAATAAGTGGGAAGAATTAGCAACAAAACGCCAGTCAGAATTAGATTCTATTAAATCTGATTATGAAAGGTTGATGGCTGCTGAAGAAGCTTACAAAGAAGAGCTTTTGAGTGCTTTAAGTGAAGGAGAAAGAGAATCTTTTAAAGATTTGACAACTACCCAACTTAAAGTTATTACAGATAAAATTAATAATCAATCTCAAGATGTAGTAGCTACAAGTTCTACCCCTGCTAGATCATCAAACCCCAGTAATAAGGATTGGGTTAATATGTCTTCTGAAGAGAGAAGATCTAATTGGGGAAGTATCTTACAAAGCTACGTTAAGAGATAAAAACTTAAGGTAAAACAATGGCAAAACATTATCAAGGCAATCCTGTCACAACAACCACCGATCAGCATTTCATACCTGAAATTTGGGCTGATGGAATTTATAAGTTCTTTGAAAGAAAAACAGTTTTCAGAGGATTAATAGATGACTATTCCGCATTAGTTGGTTCAAAAGGTTATGGAGACGCAATCAATATCCCAGAAATGAGTTTAATTAGTGCTAGTGATAAATCAGCAGGTTCTGATGTATCTTACGACGCAACTGCAACAACTACAACTCAGTTATCAATTAATAAGCACAAATATGTAGCAAAGCTTTTTGAAGATGTCGCTCAAATACAGTCTGAGGCTGATCTAGTCTCTAAGTATTCAAGAATGATGGGTGAAGCTTTAGCTCGTCAGGTTGATGCTGATATTTGGGGCGAATTAGACGGATTAAATGCATCTCAAGCATTATCTGCTGATGATACATTAACTGCTGCAGTTTTTGAATCAGCTCTCGCTACACTAGGTGAGGCCGATGTGCCTTACATGGACGGTGAATGTGCAATGGTTGTTAATCCAACTTTATTTGCAGACATCCTTAATCCTAGCGCTGGTATCGCTCAGTATTTCATCAGAAATGATGCGGTCGGAGAAGGTAACAGAGGACTAAGATCAGGAATGGTTGGTTCATTGTACGGCATTGATGTATATATGAGCAATACTGTTTCAACTGCTGGTACAAGTTCTACAATACCAGGTGCTATCTTCCATAAAAGTGCTGCTGTATTTGCTTCACAACAGGAAGTTAGAGTTCAGTCAGAATATTCTGTTGACGCTTTGGGTACAAAAGTTGTATCTGACTTATTATACGGAGTCAAATTGATTGACGATTCTGATAACAAGAAAGGTGTTAAGTTTACTAACGTAGACTAATAACCTAATACAATCTAGGGGAGTTGTTTGGCGACTGCTCCCCTATTTTACGGAGATTAATATGCAATATTGGTTAAATAAAATTACAAATAGAATGGAAAGGTTGGAAGAGGAGCTGCTTAAAAAACACCCAGAGAAGCTTGAAAGTCTTGAAAGGCAAGGATATATAAGGGTAGTCAGCGAATACAACCACGAGCAGTACAATAAGAGCCCCAAAAAGGTATCTATAAAGAAAACGATTAAGAAGGTTGCTAAGAAAGTGACTAAAAAGAAAAAATAATACAAAGCATAGACAGTCTCGTTCACGCTTTGTCATAGCTTAGAGAGGAAGAAAAATGGCAGACTTACACACATATTCAGTACAAGAATCACTTAATGCAACAACAGGCGGTCAATGGACAGTTTCAAGTGCTGGCACCGCAGGAAGTTCAGCAGACGTTGCGAATACAATTCATAAATCATTATTAAGTAATACAGGAACACTAGGTATTTATAGTGCAGTAGAGATTTATTTTAACTTTGCTACATCAGAAACAAATGTAAATGCTAGTAATGATATGATTATTCCAAAGAATACAATGACTTTTATTACAGTCCCTAGAGGATTAGGACTAACAATATATTTTAATTACAATTCTACCAGTACAACTACTGGTGCAGTAAGATTGGTGGAGTGTTAAATGCAGAGTTCTATGATTAAATCTGTTACTGAGGACTTTGGTAATGGAGGTACAATAGATGGTGATATTACAATTACAGGAGACCTACAAGTCAATGGCGGTGGTTCACTTAGCTTTGATGAGATAGTTCAAGGTACTCAGGTAATTGATGTAACCAATACAGAAGCCTTATTAGTACGCAAGAATAATGATGGTGGGGATGTCTTTATTGTGGATACTACTAATTCACGAGTAGGTATAGGAGTTGTTCCAACACACAATTTAAATGTCTATAATGGTA